AAGTGCGGCGAATTTTATGCAGCGCAAATTAGAAGAAGTGGAAAGCGACGATGATGAAGACAAAATAAAAATTTTGGCCGATGTAGATATAAATGATTTAGGAATTGAGAGTTTAGATGTAAAAACTGATGAGAACATTTTATTGGATGACGTAATTGAACTCTAGACGGGGGTTTTTACATAATGAGAACATTTTGCCGGAACACATAAAATCCACCCGCGCCCCACACCGCGCCCCCAGCCCGCGCCCCCAGCCCGCGTATTTTCGCGCCCGTCAAAATCCGCGCATTTTACTATAGAATGGAACATATAATTATTATGGCATTTATTATTTCTTTTGTGTTTTACGGTATTAAGTATTTCGAAAACCGTATTTTATATAAAGCGCCCGCAGTGGGACCGAATGAAGAAGAGCCCGAGCCGCCTTCCATGAAACCCGTATTCCGCGATTCGGTTTTGATTTTTATATGTTCGGTGGGTTGCATGTTCTTTGTTGAACAAGTTACGCCCGCGGTCATGACTATGATGGGCGGATTTTCTACCGGGGAAATTTTGGATTCTAGCACTCCTGCTGTATTTACTGGCCAGCCCGGATTTTAAGTAGACGGCGGCGGCGCGCGGTTCTTGATAAACATAATAATATGTTTATGGAGAACATTTATAAATTATGCATAGCATGGTATACTATCAATATCAACAAACAAACCTTTTTTCATAACATCGGCCGCTGCCGTCGACGCGCCCCCCTCCTTCCATAAATAATCACGGAATATTGGCCGCGACAGTTGTGAAAGAGGTGTGTGTTTATGGACTGTGCGCGCAATCATCTTATATAGTTTGAAATCAGGATAACGCTCTTCACCGGAACTCTTATAGAGAACATTCTTGCCATTATCATCGCAACACCACTCATATATGAGATTTTGCACCGGCAATAAATCGCACGTTTCTGGGTTCTCATCATCTATAAATATATCATACATCGAACATCCTAGGCGGCACAAATCGAAACTGTAGTTTGGTTCAATCGTGGGTTTTTTATCATCCAAATAAGGCGGGAAATTATATTGTCCCGCTGCATCTCCGCCGAAATCAAAACTGTCGCTGCAAAATACGCGGCCGCGGAATGTGTATATTGCGCGGCCAAAATCGATTATTTTGAAAATGCGGCCGTGAGTTGGGACGCGGAAGTACTGGTTCTCAATCTTATAGTATATGTATTTTGCGGGCGTTTTAATATACATAATGTTGTTTGTATGAAGGTCATTATGTGTTAAATGAAATGATTTTTGGAGAACAATGAGAGACATTATTACTTGCATAAGTGCGCTTTTCCATTCGTTTTGTGATAGTCCGTTCTCCTCCATAAGTTTGTCTAACGTGTCTTCGCACTTTTCCAGGCAAATTAGATGAACCGGGAAGTCATATATGGTTGCTGTAATTATATCTACTTCGTCAGTTGTCGAGTCTGTTATAGTAGTATATGATGACTCGTCGTCAGCGGCGGCGGCGGCGCCCGACACTGATGAAGATTTTTTGGCCGCCGTCTTGGATTCATCGTCGTCGTCGTCCTCGCTGAAGTCACTCAAAGACTCGAATGAAAGAGATGCGTCATCATCATTATCACTAGTATAATTAAGAGAACTATCAGTATAACTAGAGTCATCATTCTCGGTTTTTTCATATATAGACTCTGCATTAGGTTCTGTGGCCGCGGCGGCGGCGGCGGCGGCGGGAGCGGTGCCCCCCTCAATGTTCAAATCGTCGATACTTAAATCGTCTTCAAAATCGCTTATCACAAGCCGCGATTTGCAATTACGCGAATTATCGTACTCGTCGAGCTCTATGTTCTCGACATCAAATAAAACACCTATGTTTTTGCGGAAAAATTTGGACTTTTGTAAATACTCCAAATCTTCGACCACGTTCATTTTGTACTTTTTCTGTATTCCCATATACGAACCATAATAATCGATGCCGTGAATAAAACCGTGGTTGTGTAATAGTTGACTGGTCAAGTATGTGAAAAATCCATCTATGTAAGATGAATTATTTGTATCGAGAACCTTACCTAAACAGTCCTCTTCAGTTGAGTTAATTGAGGGCAATGTTCTCACACGGGGGTCGGCCAAATCATATTTACCAATCATGAATTTAATCGGATCCAAAACGGGGGAGAACTTTATAAACACTATTTTTTCGCGAACGAGGGCATCAGGCGTGGAAGTTCCCAATTGGCCGAAAATAAATGCGTCGTTTTCGGTTTGACTCCAGCCAAGTTCGACGGCGTCGACGGCGGAATCGACAATTTTTCGGCCATTCACAATATGGTATTTTTGATTGAGAATGATTTTATTGTAATTTGTTTCATTCAAATCGAAAAAATTCTTGTATATGGGAATGTATTGTTGCGGGCGGTCAACAATGTTCTCTAAAGTTTCTAAAAATAAATTATTTCGCGGCGGCTTGTAGTAAAAAATGTCAAACATATTTTTAGGAAATAAATTAATATATGCCGGTTGGCGCGCGCTGGCGCGCGCGTCTAAAAATATACTATATGTTATACGCATGACGCTCGAATTAAAGAAATTCGACATGAAATCGATTACTTTTAAACCAGATGAAAATAAAGGACCCGTAATCGTATTAATCGGGCGCCGTGATACAGGTAAGTCGTTTTTAGTAAAAGATTTGTTATATCACCATCGCGATGTGCCTATAGGAACCGTTATTTCGGGAACAGAAGCCGGAAACGGTTATTATTCTAAACTTGTTCCCAAAATTTTCATACACGAAGAATACAGTTCGGTTTTAATTGAGAATGTTCTCCGGCGTCAAAAGACGGTTCTTAAACAAATGAAACGGGAAATGGAAGTTTATAAGAGAACCACAATCGACCCGCGCACATTTCTTATATTGGATGATTGTTTATATGATAGCTCGTGGACTCGCGATAAACTTATGCGTGCTTTGGCAATGAATGGCCGACATTGGAAGATTATGGTCGTCATTACTATGCAGACACCGCTTGGTATACCTCCAAATCTTCGCACCAATATAGATTACGTTTTTATTTTGCGTGAAAATTATTTGTCGAATCGTAAGAGGATTTGGGAGAACTACGCGTCTATGTTTCCTACTTTGGAGAGCTTTTGCACTGTAATGGATCAGTGTACGGAAAATTATGAGTGTTTAGTGCTCGACAACAACACGAAATCGAATAAACTACAAGACCAGATTTTCTGGTATAAGGCCGCCACACACGAAGACTTCAGGCTAGGTTCTCGCGAATTCTGGGAATTATCCAAAAATTTGGCGGACAGCGATGATGAGGGAGAGGCATATGACCCGAGTAAGTCGAAAAAGGTGCGCGCAGGACAACAAATAACGGTAAAAAAAGCGGGGGTTAGATAAATATTTAGAAAATTTTTTGTTCTACCCAAATGTAGAACAAAAAATTATTATTATTATTATTTTTTGCTTTAAAAAATTTGGTTTATAACATTAAATCAAACAATATAAAGATATATGATAATACATATCATATACAATATGGAAACTGTTGATATTGTAGAACTCGTTGAACGTAATCCAATAACTCGACTTTCTAACACATATAACAATAAACTTTTGAATAAAATAAAAGAAAATTTTACTGAAGAACACCAAAAAATATTTTTAACAAGTTTTTATTGTTACTTAAATTATAATGATAATGATTTTGTAGTAGATTTGGATGATATATGGATATGGATGGATTTTTCACAAAAAGTTACAGCAAAAAGACTATTAGAAAAAAACTTTAAAATAAATGAAGATTATAAAATATCATATCATATAGAAAAAAAAGAAGGAAGAGGAGGTCATAATAAAGAAACTATTTTGTTGTCATTAAATGCATTTAAAGAGTTCTGTAATTCAGCTGATACCCTAAAGGCTAAAGAAATTAGGAAATATTATATAAAATTAGAAAAATTATTACATCAAACAATTGAAGAAGAATGCACAGAACTAAAAAATCAATTATTTATTAAAGAACAAGAAATGAAAAAAGAATTTGAATTAAAACAAAAAAAACTAAAAAAAGAATTTCAATTAAAAGAAGAACAAATGAAAGAAGAAATAGAA